CTGGCCGCCACTTTCGCTTCTTCCACCTTGCCGGCCCAGTAGTCGATGTTCTCCCGTATCTCTGCCGCGTCGGCGCGCGTCAGCTTGCGCGAGCCGATCTGGTAGCTCTGCCCGGTGCTCACCTTCATGTCGGCATCGAGCCATTGGTTCAAATGCCGCTGCGCCGTTTCCAAGTCGATTGCTGCCATGTTTAGATACCTCCCGATACCATGCGGCGGCCCACGCGCCGCGGGGGCTGCGCTTCTGCATCATCCGGTTTTCTCAGCACGGGGTTCGCGATCTCAAGCGCCGCCGTGTTGTAATCTCGCAGGTCAAGAGGTTCGTTTCGCTTCACGCCCTCTTTCAGCTCCCACACGATCACCGGTCTGCCTTTTCGGAAGCGGATCACCATTTGTTCGGCGGTCAGTCCCTTAAAATATTCCTCGTCGTAGCCGCATTCCTCGTTTAGTGGGAAGTGGCAGTAGTTCGGTCCTTTCGCCGCCACCTTCAAGCGCTGGTAAACCAGGCTCTTGCCCGCGTCAACGCCCAGCATGAAAAGTGGTGTTTTCACGCGGTTGTTGTGGGTCGGGTTGCGGATGAACGGCACGTTCGCGCCGCCTTGGCCCTTGATAGCGAACACCCTGCGCGTCAACCTTTCCTGCGCGAAGCGGTAAACCTGATCCGCGTGGTGGCCGCCACTGTCGATGCAGGTAGCCAATAGCTGCATCGCCGTTCCGTCCGCCTTGTGCCAACTGCGCAGCAAAAAGCGGTCCAGATCTTCCCATACCTGTTGCTTGAGCATATCTCCCATGATCTTCTGGTAGCGAATGCCCCAGCTTTCCTTACCCTCGCCCCAGCCGATGATCTCCACCTCAAAGCGGTCGTCCTGTACGTCCACGCCCGCGGTCAGCACGATCACGTCGTCCGGCACCTCGGCCTCGTAGATCTCGCGGCGACTGAGTAGTTCGGTATCGTCCACGCGCTCGCCCGGTTCTTCCCATGTCTCGCCCAGCTCGGTGTTTACCCATGTTTTCATCATTTCCGGGTCGCCGTGGTCGAGCGAATCCTTGGCCTGTAAGAACTTCCGCACCATCTCGCTCCAATGGCAGAACGGCGAGGATAGCGTGTTCAGGTGGAAGCCTCGTTCCTCCGCGTCCGGGTTGTTCGCCACGAACTTTCCCGATTGCCCCATGCGCTTCCATGCGTATTCGTCGCGCAGGCATCCGCACCGCTCGCAGCGGTAGTTCACGTCCTTGGGGTCGTTCTTGTCGAACACTACGTTCGCCCACACAAGCGGCTGATAGTGGCCGCATTCCGGGCAAGGGACGTTCCATTCCTCCTGCGTGCTCACGGCAAACTCTTTCTCGATGCGGCTTTGTCCTTTCACGGTCGGCGTGCTCACCATCACGGTCTTGCGGTCCCAAAAGGCCGTCTGGCGCTTTCGTGCCAGCGAGAGCGGGTCGCCCTCGGTGCCGGCGCTCGGTGGGTATCTGTCCACCTCGTCGGCCAGCAGCACCTTGATCGGGCGGCCTGCCAGGTCGGTCGCGCTGTTCGCGCCCACGATGGTAATGCGCCCGCCGGGGAAAACTTTCTGCATGATGGTGTTGCCGCTGTACCTGCTTTTGGTGTCCACTTTGTCTTTAAGTACCGGCGTGTCGCGCAGCATGGGCGCCAGTCGGTCTTTGCTGAATGTTTGCCCCATGTTGATCGTGGGTTGCATCACCAGAATAGGGGCCGGCGTGTAGTCCATGTAGTAGCCGATCGCGTTCAGGATGATGTCGGTTTTCCCGATCTGCGCCGCGCTCATAATCAGCACCTCGCGAATGTGCGGGTCGCCGATCGCGTCCATGATCTCGCGCTGGTAGGGCGCCTTGTCCGTGTGCCACTGCCCCGGCTCCGCGCTGGCCTCCGGGCTAAGCCGCCGTTCGCGGTCTGCCCACTGCGAGAGCGTCAGGGTCGGCGGTGGCCGAACCGTTGCCAGGCATCGCGCCACCAGCTCCGCCGTGTTCGGTGCAATGTCCACCACGCGCTTGCTGTGCTTCTTCATCCTTCGTCACCGCCTGTGTGGCAAAAAAGTGTATGGCGTTCAGAAAGACCAGGGTATTGCTTGCGCGCAGGCCGTGCATCCAGGTGCGGCTCGTACTGGCAAGGTGTCACTTTGTGACACCTTCTTTCGACGGCATATTTGCCATCCGCCGCCAGCCTGCTTTTTGCCATGCCGAACGTCAGCCCCATGCGGAACGAAGGCGGCAGCACCCAGATAAAATCCGGCGCTCCGTCCATGTGGATGCCAAGAATTGTTGCGGATAAAGCATCCTCTGCTTTTCCCACTTCCGATGGAACCGCAACAGCCACCTCGTCAACGCCTTGCGCCGCTTCCGGAAGTGAGTACACGGACAAGATTATGTCCACCTCGTCCGCATACGGTATAAACGCCTCCGTTTGTCCGTCGTGATGCTTCATTCCTTGTCGCCTCCCGCCGTTGGCCGTCTCTCTGCAAAAGTGTCACAAAGTGACACCTTCGCCGCCTCGCCTCTCGGCTCACCATTTTGCCGTCCTCGGCAAAATGCCCGCGTGCCTCCGTTTGCCTCTCCGCAAAAAGTGTCACAAAGTGACACCTTCCTGTTCTGCCGTGGCCTCGCCGCTGGCCGGTGCTGCTTCTTGTTCGGCGTTCGGCGCGCCGTCGTCTTGGTGCGCTGTCTTAGCCACCACCAGCACCCGGATAATGCACTCCGGGAACGGGCAGAGGATCTTCGTCTCGTTCAGCCTGGTCGCCCATACGCATCGCTTGCACCAGGCTTTGCTGTATTTCTTCATTCGCCATCACCTCGGCCATGCCCGCCTCACGAAGTATTGTTTCCTCCATCTCGAACAGCGCGTTTGCCTTCGCCCTTCTTACGCATTTCTCGATCACCTTCTTCTGCATCTTCGTCATGTGAAGTCGCCTCCGTGATTGCCAGCGCGTTATCGTACTGGCTCAACTCTTCCAGCGCCTCGTCTAGCTCTCTTTTCAGCAGGTCGAAAATTTCCGCCTGCTGGTCACCCATCGTTGCCAGTTGCGGGGACAGCTTCGCGGGCAGCGCCAGCACGCGCGCCCGGAAGTTCAAGAGGATCGTTTTCAATGCTGTTTCAATGTCCTTGCCCTCGTGCAGCTCGCCCTTGCGCAGCCGGTTTTCCATCTCCACGCTTTCCCGCTTCGCCCGGGTCAGCATCACCCGTTCGTCGGTCAGGTTGCCCTTGCTGCTCGTGGTGCGCAGGTAACGAATGTACTGCTTCACGCACTTCTTGAGGTCGTAGGCTCCGGGCCGTTCCTCGTCGATCACGCCCTCGTCGCGCAGTTGGCGCACCCGGCGCTCCGATAGATCCAGCCACTCCGCAAGGAATTTGCTCGTGTACAAGTTCATGCCGTTCGCCGCCTTCCCCGTGCCGCTGTGCGCCTCCACGAAGAAGTGTCACTAAGTGACACCATCTCCCGTGCGCCCTGCTGCCGACATTTTTGTCGGTCGCTGTGGCCGGTCCGCCTCTCCGCAAAAAGTGTCACTAAGTGACACCCTCGCCGCCTTGCCCGGCCCACCATCTTGTTGCCCTCAACAAAATGCCCGCGCGCTTATTCGTGCGCAAGCTCTGCCAGCTCGCGCGCCTCGTCGCTCATTTCCTCGCCCACGTCTGCGTCGCCCATCACGCCGATCGCGCGCATCCGCATCAGTTCCAGCTTCTTGTTTTCCAGCTCCACGCGCTGGGCAAATTCTTCGGCCTGCCGCAGCGCGTTGCTGATCGCGGCAATGCGCCCTTGCACCTTGTTCAGCGCATCGCGCAGCTTCATGATCCGCGCGAACGGGCTATCCTTCGTGTACATGCCCATGGTCTGGTTTTTGCCGTCGATCTTCTCTGCGCCTCGCCCGCCCGGCTCGCGCATATCCAAAACGCTGGTCGTGTGCAGCGCGTCCTCTGGCTCGTTTTCGTACTTCGCGATCGCATCAAGAATTTTCTTCTCCTGCAACTTGAGCACCTGCATCTCATGTTGCATCGCCGCTTTGCTCTCAAGCGGGGTCTGCGCCACAAAAGCAAGTTCTTCCTCGGTCAGCTTGTCGAAGAAGATCCGGCTGTATGCGCCGTCTTTCTCGGCGTTCGTGTTCCCCACCGGCGCGCCGCCGCCCTTGTTGCCCTTGGCATTTTTGTTGCCGGGCTGCCCGCCGCGCTTGCGTGGCACTGCCTTCTCCCAGGCATCTTCGCCCTTCCACCGCCGCACGGTCGAATAGGGCATTCCAATTTCCTGCGCGAACGTCTTTAGGTTGACGCTCTCGCCTTTCTTCCGCCGGGCAATGTATTCTGCCTTGGCGGCGTCTCTCTGGTCGCTCCGCTTTGGCATCCATCAATTCCCCCTGTTTCCGTATAAGCAAAATGCCCCACCTCTCCGTTGGCTCCTGCGCAATGCAGGTGCCGCCGGGCAGGCAGAGCATATAAGTAAAGCCCCGTCGCTTCCTGCAACGGGGCTTCTCGCAATTTTTACTGTACCAATTTTAGCACAAAAAACGGCTCACAACAGCTCAACTTTTATTCCGGCGCAAAAAGTGTCACGAAGTGACACCCTGCCGCCGCCCTCGCCGGTGCTTGCCGCTGCCACTGCCGCGCCCGGCGTTTTTTTGAACCCCCTACCTTTTTTGCCGCCCGGACGGGGGAAGTGAAAAAAATCCCTCTCACCTAAAAAACTTTCGCGCTCTCGGACCCGTGTCGCTGACCATCGGGGCGGCACAGTACCTTCCAGAATTTGCCAAAAAGTCGCCCCGAAATGGCAAGAATTTCCATCTAATTCGGTCTTTCTTCCACTTTTTTCCAGCTCCGCGAGGGCCATATAAGGATGTCATGATTACCTTTATGGCGGCCTGGCCGGGGCTGCTGGGTGGCTGCTGCTGGGCTGGCCTGCTGCTGGGCTGGCCTGCTGCTGGGTGGCCTGCTGCTGGGTGGGCTGCTGCTGGGTGGGCTGCTGCTGGGTGGGCTGCTGCTGGGCTGGCTGCTGCTGGGCTGGCTGCTGGGCATAAAAAAATCCCGGCCGGGTTGATCCCCGGCCGGGTCTGTTGGTGCTGCTTTCAGTCGTCGACGCTGGGCAGCGTCTCGCCGTTGCCCCGGACTTTTTCCCGGATGGCTTCCAGAACATAGGCACTCAGCGCCAAACCTTCACCGGTTGCGGCTGCTGCTACCGCTGGAAATTCCTCCTCAGGAATGCGAATTGAAACAGTTTTGAACTTCGACAAATACCGTGCGTTCCCTTCCAGCTTTGCTTTCGTTGTCATTGTTGATCTCCTCCTCTCGCTCTCTATAGAGTATACCACAGCTTTCGATTTCATGCAACATGAACATTTTGCACAGTTCATGCATCATGAATTTGGTTATTCCTCCAAAGTTCATGATTCATGCTTGACATGATTCATGATTCATGCTAACATAGAGCCACGCCAAACAACTGGCGGCCCACCGTACCGGGCAACGGGGCACGGGGCCAACCTAGCAGCCAAAAGCAAAGGGCAACGCGAGACACACCAACGCGAACAGAAAGGAGCGCAAACATGAGCAAAGAGTTTTTTGCTCTTCCGGCGTCCGTTAAGAGGGCCATTTGGCTGGCCCTACTGGCACGCTGGAACGCCAAAAAGGCCGCCGCGCAGGTTTAACCTGCACGGCGGCCGGGGATCCGAAAGATAATTCAATCCTAGCAAATTGAGTTTATCACAAATTCGGATCCCCGTCAAGTGGTCGAGGCGGCCACTGGTAAGGGCGGCCGCCTCGATTTTATCAAAAAACAAAACAGGAGGTTAAAACCATGAAGAAGAACACCACCACCAAGGCCGCCACACATGAAAAGTGCGACGTGTACCAGATCATCACCGATCGCATCATCGCCCAGCTTGAACAAGGCGTGATCCCCTGGGAAAAGCCCTGGATTGGCACCGGCGCAGTCTGTGCAATCAGCCACGGCACCGGCGAGGCGTACAGCTTCTTGAATCAGATGCTGTTGGGCCGCCCGGGTGAATACGTCACCTTTAACCAGATCGTCGCCGAAGGCGGCCACATTCGCAAGGGCGAAAAGCCGGGCATGGTCGTGTTTTACAAGCCAATTGCCCGCAAGACCGGCAACACGATCACCGATGACGACGGCAACGAGATCGACGAGACGCGGCCAGGGTGCTGCCTGCGTTACTATCACGTCTGGCACATCGACCAGGTGGAAGGCATTACCGCCAAGTATGCCCAGCCCGCAGCGCCCACAGCGCCCAAGTTCGAGCCGGTCGAAGAGGCCGAGCGGATCGCCCGCAACTACTTGACCGCCCAGCACATCCGCCTGGACCACACCCACGGCGACCGGGCATACTACGCCCCCAGTCAAGACGTGATCTGTTTGCCCCTGCGTGAGCAGTTCAAGACCGCCGCCGGCTACTATGGCACGCTGTTTCACGAGGCCACCCACAGCACCGGCCACAGCACCCGCCTGGATCGCCTGCACCGCAACGCTCGCTTTGGCAACGGCGAGTATAGCAAAGAGGAACTGGTTGCCGAGCTGGGCAGTGCCTACCTGCTGCACCACGCCGGCCTTGACACCGCCGCCGAGACCCGCAACGCCGCCGCCTACATTCAAAGCTGGTTGAAGGCCCTGAAGAACGACCGTAAGATGCTGGTATGGGCCGCCGCCAAGGCCGAGAAGGCCGCCCGCTTCATCCTGGAACAGCCCGAAGCGGCCACCACGCCGGCACCGGAACCGATCCCCCAGCCGGAAGCCGCCGAGAGTGCTGCACCGACCGCCGCCGCACGGCCCGCCCGCACCAAGGAAGAGATCGCCGCCGCCAACAAGGCCAGCGTTGCCGCCTTTAACGAGATGATGCGCCAGCGCCGAGCCGCACGGCAGGCCGCCACGCGGGGCGAAACCCCCGCCGCATGATCCCCCACCCGCAAGGCCGACGGCCACCACGCCGCCGCTGGTGCAAGCCCAGCCGCCCCCGATCCAACGAGGGCGGGCGCTCATGGGTAAAATCAAAAAAGTGTCACAAAGTGACACCCAGTCAAAAGGAGGCACACCATGAAACAGCTTTACAAGTACACCGGCAGCATCTCCGGCTATTCCTATGAACCTAGCAAGCTCACCGGCGCGCTGCATCACCTGGAGCTAACGCTGTTCGATCTCAACGATCGCAGCAAGGCGCCAATTCGGATCGACGCGTTTGGCGGTTTGGCCGACTACATTTACAGCATCGAGGGCACCGACGCAGAGGAGCGCTATATTCCGTCCACTTGGATCTATGACGAACTTCTCCGCCTCTGCCGGATCGAGATCCCCAGCACGAACCCGCGCCGCCCCGCCAAGATCATTGCCCAGCGTGATCCTCTCGACTGCGCCGCCGCTGTCTTTGGTCCTACGGACTACATCCAGACCGGCCGCCCCGAACCGCTGGACGCCGACCAGTACAGCGCCTGGATCGAATACCGCAGCGCCTGAACCTTCCCCCGGACACCTTCGCGGGCCGCACCGGTAAAAGCGACCCGACCCCACAGCCCCGGCACACAAAAAGGCCCGGCAGCAAGTCGATCGCCTGCGCCGGGCCGTGCTGGGTCACGTTTTCACTTTTTCGCTCTCTGGCAGTGGCACGCCGTCGCGCTCCATTTGCACAGCCACGGCATCCATGATATACACTTGCAGCGACTTCCCCGAAGCGGCGGCAGCGGCTCGCACCGCGGCACCCTTGGCTTTTTCTGGGCGGATCGTGATGCTGTCTCTGCTTGTGTTGTATTTATAGCTCGCCCTCTTGTGGGCCTCTGTTACAGGCATTTTATCACCTCCATGATTTATTATACCTTATACAGTGAAAACCGTCTACGGTTATTTTGCACAATGCACGTCAACGGTTTTTGTTGAATTATCCAAACTTGCAAAAAATGGGTTGACTTTGTAACCGTCGACGGTTATATTAAAGTCACACCAACACACCCACAAAGGAGGCACACACCATGAAAAAGACCACCGGCCACTACACCGCCGACGCCGCCAAAGCCCTGAAAGCCGGCGACCGCATTTTCTGCAAGCAGGCCGATGCTGGCGAGATCTTCGTTTGCAACGGCTATCTGATCTTCCGTATGACCGTTGACGAATACGAATCCATTGTGCGGCCCCTGGCGCACTGCGAGCCGGGCACCTGGACGATCGACAAAAAAGGCAACCGCACCGACACGATCCCGCTGGACCCGGAAGCGCTTTTTATCCGCGAGGCCCGCAAAGCCGCCTCCGCGGCCCCGCTGGCCGCCTGCCCGCTGCAATTCCAGCGCACCAAACCGGCGCGCGCTATGGGCAGTTTTTACAGCGCCGAGGGCGATTTTGCCGCCTTCTTCGATGTGCTGTTTCTGGCCGCCGTCGCACCCGGCGCAACCGTGCACACCACCGGCGCAGTCGCACCGGCCATCTTTGCAATAGATGAACTCGTTACCGCGATGATCCTGCCCGTGCGACCCGAAGCGGACGCTGCCCGCGCCGTCAAAGCCTACTTTAACGCGCCGGCCGCCACCGAACAGAGCGCCGAAAGCGAGCTGACTGCCTGCAAGCAAGCACTGGCCACGGCCCGCGCCGAATGCGATGAGCTGTTGAAGCTGAACGAGGATCTGCAAAACGAGCTGACCACCTGCAAGCAAGCGCTGGCCACTGCCCGCGCCGAAAGCACCGAGCAGCCCTCCGAGCCGATCCCACAGCCGGAAGCCACACCCGCACCCGCTGCCCAGCCGGAACCCGTCGAGCAGCCCGCCGCCACGCTGGCCGATTTGAAGAAAGCCGAGCGCGCCGCCTGTGCCGCGTTTATGGCCGTGCCCGAAACGGACCGCGCCACACAGGCCGCCACACTGGCCGCCTGGCGCGAAACGCGGCAGGCGCTCGCCGCGGCGCAGGCCACCGAAGCCGAGCCGATCCCCCAGCCGGAAGCCACACCCGCACCCGCTGCCCAGCCGGAACCCGTCGAGCAGCCCGCAGAGATTGCCCCGCAAACCGCTGCCGAACGGATCGCGGCCCGCTGGGCGCAGATGCCCGGCCTCACGGCCACGATCAAAGGCGCACAGACCGGCGCGCCGGTCGTATGGATCGCAGGCGACACCAAGCGCCACGCCCGGACGATCAAGGCCGAGGGCGGCCGCTGGAGCTGCAAGCGCAGCGCGTTCTACTTCCGCATCGCATAACCTCACACCCGCAAGGCCGACGGCATCCGCCGCCGCTGGTGCAAGTCCAGCCGCCCCCGATCCACGAGGGCGGGCGCTCATGGGTAAAATCAAAAAAGTGTCACAAAGTGACACCATCGAAACAGGAGGTAAACCATGAAAACGTTGCTTGTGCGCCTGCTGGTGTTCTGCCACTACACCGAGTATCAAGCGCAGTTCATCGCCCCTTTTTTTGCTCGCCTTTATCGCGATCGCCATCATCGGCGCAGTGGCCGCCGCGCTGGTGCCCGACGAGGCCCCACCGGCCCGCCGACCCGCTGCAACGAAGCGCCAGGCACCACGCGCCACCGAGGCACGCGAGGACCACCGCCGCGCTGGTTAATTCACAACAGGAGGTAAACAGCATGAACAACCGCACCGCCACCCTCACGATCAGCGGCCAGCGGGCCGCCGAGATCGTAAGCTATCACCAAGACCGCGAACGCAAAGAATGGGCCTTCACGACCACCACCGGCGAGACGATCCGCATCCCGTGGGCCAGCATCAAGATCTTTCGTTCCTGCCCCGCGCTTTCCATCGTCACGATCTGACCCCTGCACACCGGACACCTTCGCGGGCCGCACCGATCAAAGCGACCCGACCCCACAGCCCCGGCCAGACCGGGAAACAAAAAGTGTCACAAAGTGACACCCACAACAACAGGAGGAAAACACTATGAAAACCACGAAATACTTCCAGATCCACGGCATCAAGTACCGCGCGCAGCGCACCGGCTCCGATTGGGAAATCTTCATCCAGGAGATCAACGACGACAACACCCGCCGCTGGGAACTCGACGACACGACCGAGGGCGACACGCTGGAGAAGTGGAAAGCCGCCACGCGTTCCCACGGCCCCCGCCCTTACGAGGAACGCCGCCGCGTCGAGGTCTTGAAGAGCACCGACCCCACCGCCGCGCTTCCCTACCTTGTCCGCGTCACAGTCAGTTTTGACGGCGGTCGGCGCTGGTGGTATGCGGATTCCCGCGACAAGGGCACCTGCTACCGCACGCTGGAAGAGGCCACCGCCGCCGCGCACCAGATCATGGATCAGTACCGCAAAACGCACGCCGCGTAATGCGGCATAGCCCGCAAGGCCGACGGCCCCCACGCCGCCGCTGGTGCAAGTCCAGCCATCCGCACGGATGGGCGCTCATGGGTAAAATCAAAAAAGTGTCACAAAGTGACACCTTTTTGCACAAACCCTCAAAACACCCCTTGATAATGCACCGCACCCGCTGTATTCTTTTACCAAGGGCCACAACACAAAAAAACGGAGGAAATGTAATGGGCAACGAAATCAAGTATACCACATTCCATGATGACGTGTGGGACGCAATCAGCACCAACGGCGCAGACTGGCAGCCGATCACCGGCCCGCGCTGGTCGCCGGATGAACACGGTTTCCGGCAGCCGTGGCAGCTCTGGTTGCTGGACGCTGACATTACCGGTCGCTTTGGTATGTACCGCGTTGTGATCGTCGAGCGCCGCTATTACGACGCGGACCGGCCCGACGAGCCGGATTATACCGAAACCGTCTTTGAGGAAATCTGGCCGCTGTAACATCTCGCCATCTATGTGCGAAAATTCCATCAGCACACACCAAAACTCCATTAAATCCACAACGCAGCTATGTTAATATAATCTTGTGAAGCGTGTCCTTCAACGGCTCTGATCTGGCAAGAGATCATCCGGCGAAGTTCACGCTTCCGTTTTTCTCCGGCACGCCGCCGCGCAAAAAGTGTCACAAAGTGACACTTTCCCACGCAGCCCCCACAACGTAAAGAGGGCCGCGCGTTCCCGCACGGCCCCGGCCCCCGAAAAGATCGCTCTCACGGGCAGCTCTGTGTGTCCATTTTACACGATTTTCTGCCCACGCACAAGCATTTGTGCCCAATTTAACAGGTTTTTGCCCCAACTGTTCGAGAAAATGAACAGTTGGGGTTTTCTTTTGCCCGTTTCCCTGGTTCGTGTTTGTTTCTCCCCCGGCCACCGTCTATTTCTCGGAAGTCCCCCATTTTCGCGCGTTTCGTCCGCTGCCAAATTCTTTCCAGCATCGGCCCGCCACGTTTTGGCCGTGTTTCACCCTTGCCCGCACACAAAAACGCCGTCACGGGCCGCGCTGGGGCCTTTCCGGTCACGTGGCCGGTTCCGTCCGTGTCCGCCTTTTAATCGCGCGCGTCTTTCGCGCGCGCGAGGATCTCTTCGATCATGGGCACGCCGTCCAGCATTTCACCAAGGCGCACCAGCGCATACGGCAGCTTTCGCTTTAGGGTGCCTTCCGACCAGTGCACTTCCCCGGAAAGTTGTGCCCACTTTTTCCGGCGCCCGTTTGGGCCGTAAATGTATCGACCGGCCAAAATTGCTTTGTACCGATTGTCCATCCGGTCAAGCTGGGCCTTGATCGCGCGCTCGTCGGCGCGCCAAACCTCGATCCAAACCGTGCATTCGGCCATCCGCGCGGCAACGTCCAGCTCGATCACCTTTTCCGCCGTCGCCGCGGTCGAGTTGCCCGGCGCGCCGCCCTTGGGCGAGAAGTTCAGAGGCGCACCGCGCATGGGGTTGTACAGGATGTCCAGGCCGTCGATCTCCGCTTGCATCCGCCGGATCTTGTCCGGCAGTTTGCCCAGATACCGCAAAATCAAGATCACGTCGTCCGGTTTCATCCTCTGCACCCCCAAATCTCAAAAATTCCTCAAAACTCCTTTGCGAAAATCGGTTCAGGGTCCCCCACGCGCTCCAAATAGGCCGGTTCGTCCAGCATTTGCTCCACGATCCGGCGCAGCTTCTCATACGCCACGTCCTCGCCAAACTCGGCCCACTCCAAAAACTGGGCATAGTTGTTCACGGCCTCGGCCAGAACGTCGTTGATCTGCTCACGGCTGTATTTCAGCGCTTCCATCGCGCGCGCGTTAAAGCGCAGCACGAGATCCGCCGCGGATCGCTGCTGTGCAAAAAGCAACTGCCACGTCTTGTTGCTCATGTTGTCGTTCGGCTTCGGCCCGGATTTTATCATGTACGGCTTGTCAAAAAGCGGGTTTGTCGCCGCTTCTAGCTCTTTGCGCGCGGTCATGCCGCCGCGGTAATGCCGCACCGCCGAGAACTTCCCTGCCTGCCGGTTTGCCTCGGCCATCAGGCATTGCAACGCGTCCTTGTCCAGTTCCAGCAGGTCATTTTCCGCGATCGCAACGCAGTATTCCATCACCTGGCCACTTGCGGCCCGGTTCTCCCGTATCCGCTTTTGCTCCCGCTCGTCGGCAAGGATCTGCCGCTGGATCACGCCCGCCTTGGCGTTCCGCCAATACTGCGGGATGCTCCGCCGCGCGCTGCTCCGCCCTTTACGGCTGCTCGTCGTCTTGTGCTTCTTGCTCATGCTCCCGTGCCTCGCTTTCACGTTTCATTCGCTCCCAGCGTATTTTTTCCTCGCGTTCTTCTTCGCGGCTGCATGATCCGCTCGTTTTGATTACCGCATACGTCCCCACACAAAAGCCCAGCGCCACGCCCAGCACCAGCACGTCGGCCACACTCATGGCAAGCCCTCCTTGCTGCAATACCCCTTTCGTCGTTCCATCGCCACGTAACAGTGCGGGAAATCACTTGGTTCAAACGTCCGTTTCTCGCCCTGCTGCCGCGGCTCCTGCTGT